ACTCCTGCTAGAAGTATAGATAGTCAACAACTTAAGAATAGAAATTATCTCTCGGGTGTTGGATTTAATTTTACACTTGCCAGAGCTCCATATGTAGCATTTACTGGTAATCAAGTTAACATACCAGGATTGTCCTGTGGAGTTGCTGAACAACCAACTTATTTAAAAAATATTCCGTTTCCTGGGGATAAACCAGTCTTTGAAGATCTTATCGTTAGATTTCTTATCGATGAAGAACTTCTCAATTACATGGAAATTCAAAGATGGATTAGAGGTATCAACTATCCAGAGAGTTTAAATGAAATTAGAAATTTGCAAATACAAAGAGAACAATACACTGGATTTATAGATCAAAGAAATTTATATTCAGATGCGACCCTGGTTGTTTTAAATAGTAAACAATTACCTCAATTCCAAGTAAAGTTTGAAGACGTTTTCCCCTATTCATTGAGTGCAATGCAAATGGATGCAACAACAGAGGATTACTCCTACTTTACAGCAGAGGTTTCTTTCAAGTATACTATATACGACATCTATGATATGAAGAACAAAAAATTATGACTTTTGATCTTGAAAAGATTCAAGAGATGTGGATCAGAGATTCTATTATGGATCCTGATAATTTGCATGATGAATCCTTAAAAATTCCATCTCTTCATGCAAAATATCATGAAATTTATAATAATATAATTTTATTAAAGAAAAAAGCAGAGCAACAAAGAAAAAATATTCGACACGAACGATATGAGTATTATTCTGGAAAAGCAGATCCTAATGTTTATGTGGAGGATCCATTCCCTAAAAAAATTCGTGATAAAGACACGATGCAAAAATATCTAGATGCAGATGAAAAATTGTCAGCGATATCTTTGAAATTAGATTACTATGATACAATGATTAATTATGTTGAGGATATTATCAAACAAATTCATCAACGAAATTATCAAATCAAAAATGCCATTGAATTCATGAGATTCACTGCGGGGCTTGGGTAGTGATCGAATAAATAGTCATAGCATAGATTATGTAGATGTCTGATTTAATTATCTCCAAATCAAATGAGGTCTTTTTAAAAATAAAAACAGAACCTCATATTGACTATGAACTTAGGGATCACTTTACCTTCGAAGTTGAAAGTGCAAAGTTCATGCCGCAGTATCGTAATCGACATTGGAGTGGAGAGATACATTTATATAATACAAACACAAAACAGATTTATGTTGGTCTTTTAGATAAACTCATAAGTTTTTGTAAGAATCACAATTACTCTTATGAATTTGTCGAGAACAAGTATTATGGTCTTCCATTTGAAGTCAACGAGATGATATCTCGGGATGGTGTTAAAGACTACATGAAATCTATTTGTCAAATTGATCCGAGAGACTATCAAATTGAGGGAGTATACGACGCTCTAAAACATAACAGAAGACTATTAATATCTCCGACTGCATCAGGCAAATCTCTGATGATTTACTCACTCGTAAGGTATTATACAGCGAAGAAACAAAATATCCTGATAGTTGTTCCGACGACAAGTCTTGTAGAACAGATGTATAAAGACTTTCAAGATTATGGTTGGGATGTAGAAACATATTGTCACCGAATTTATTCAGGAAAAGAAAAGGATACTGATGTGCCAGTTACGATTACGACATGGCAATCAGTGTATAAACTCCCTCGAGGATTTTTTGAAAAATATAATGTAGTTATTGGAGATGAAGCTCATCTATTTAAAAGTAAGTCTCTGGTGTCCATTATGACCAACCTACATCATGCCAAGTATAGATTTGGGTTGACTGGCACCTTAGACGGCACACAAACGCATAAATGGGTGTTAGAGGGATTGTTTGGACCAGCATATAAGATTACAAGAACATCTGAATTGATGGAAAAGGGTCATGTTTCTAAATTAGATATTACATGTTTGATTCTAAAACATGCTCCTCAAAATTTTGAAACGTATGAGGATGAAATAAAATATCTCATATCTCATCAACAAAGAAATAAATTTATTACAAATTTGGCAAAAGATCTAACTGGAAATACTTTAATATTATACAGTAGAGTTGCAACTCATGGAGAGATAATATATCAAATACTAAATAATATTGTGGATGAGACTAGAAAAGTCTTTTTTGTCCATGGAGGAGTGAGCGCAGATGAGAGAGAATTAGTAAGAGAAATAACAGAGAGAGAAAACAACGCAATCATCGTTGCCTCCTATGGAACTTTTTCTACTGGTATCAATATTAAAAATCTCCATAACGTTATCTTTGCCTCACCAAGTAAATCTAGAATCAGAAATCTTCAAAGCATTGGACGAGTTCTTAGAAAAGGAAAAAACAAAGTAAAAGCAATGCTCTATGATGTTGCCGATGATTGCACTAAGAATTCAAGAAAAAATTATACGCTAAATCATTTCATTGAGAGAGTTAAAATATACAACGAGGAGAATTTTAATTATGACATACTTTCAATTAATTTAAAAACATGATAGAAGACGATTTTTATTCAACAATAAAACTTACATCTGGTGAGGAAATCTTTGCAAAAGTAGCTGCATCTGATGAAGATGACCGTATGATGTTGATTTTAGATCATCCAGTTACGATTGAGAATGTAGAGAGAAATGGCAACGTCATTGGATACAAACTAGAACCATGGTTGAAAACCACAACAGAGGATATGTTTTTATTGGACATGTGTTATGTAATGACCATGACAGAATCAACGGACATTCAAATTATCTCTCTGTATCAGAACTTTGTTAGACAGTTTGACAAAATGAGAAAAGCAAGACAACCAAAAATTGACCGTAAGATGGGATATATTTCTACCGTTGGAGATGCAAAAGACTTATTAGAAAAGATCTTTAAAGATAGCTAAGCCCTTCTATCAAACCCAACAAACAGAGTCTACTCCCATATTTTGTATATGTCAACAAATTGACATTACATTATAAAATGTTATAATATCTACATAGTTTGGTTAATCTAATATGTATAGCATAATGACAAAGAGAAAAAGGTCAGAGCATTATGTCAATAACAAAGAATTTCTCATCGCTCTGATTGAGTATCGTAAAAAAGTCACCGATTCAAAAGAGAATGGCACGAATCGTCCACAAATTCCAAGATATATTGGAGAGTGTTTTTTAAAAATTGCAACTCACTTATCATATAAACCAAATTTTGTGAACTACATGTTCAAGGAGGATATGATCAGTGATGGAATAGAAAATTGTGTTCAATACATTTATAATTTTGACCCAGAAAAATCCAACAATCCATTTGCTTATTTCACTCAGATTATTAACTATGCGTTTTTGAGAAGAATTCAAAAAGAAAAGAAACAAATGGAGATCAAAGCAAAAATGATCGAACGTGGTGGATATGAGGTTGTGTTCTCTGAGGACGGAGATGTTGACGGATACACGTCATCGGAGTATAATTCAATCAAGGAGTCTATATCTTCAAAACTCAGAAACTGATGAAAGTTGCTATCCTTACTGATACTCACTGGGGTGCCCGTCGAGGATCTAAATTATTTCAAGATTATTTTGAATTATTCTACAAGAATGTATTTTTTCCAACCTTAAAAAAAGAGGGGATCACAACAGTCATTCATATGGGCGATGCCTTTGATAGTCGTAAATCAATTGATTATCAAAGTCTTGAATGGACTAAAAAAGTGGTTCTTGATCCACTTTCTAAGTATAAGGTTCATTTAATCACTGGAAATCATGATTCGTATTATAAAAATACGAACTCCGTAAATTCTCCTGCTCTTCTATTGACTGGTTATAAAAATGTAAAAGTTTATGATCAGTGCGATGAAATTGAATTGAGTGGTAAAACCTTTCTCTTACTTCCGTGGATTAATTGTGAGAACTATGATAAAACCATCTCACTCATAAAATCAACCAAAGCAGAAGTTGCGATGGGTCACTTGGAATTGAATGGATTTTATGCCCACAAAGGTCATCTCATGGAAGAGGGTATCGACATCGAACCATTTAAAAAATTCAAAAAAGTTTTTTCTGGACATTATCACACAAGATCTGATAATGGAAAAATTTTCTATGTCGGAAATCCCTATGAGATGTTTTGGAATGATGTCAATGATGTTCGAGGATTCACAATCTTTGATACTGAGACCTATGAACATGAACACATTCAAAATCCATACAAAATGTTTTCCAGCATTTATTATGAGGATACAAATTATAAATTGTTCAATACTTCAGAGTATCAAAACAAAATTGTAAAAGTAATCGTTCGTAAGAAGACAGATAGTAAAAACTTTGAAAAGTTTATTGATAAGTTATATACCTCTGGTGTTGCTGATATGAAAATCGTGGAAAATCACGACTTCACTGGATGGTATGATAAGGTGGACTTAGAGGCTTATGAATCTGAAGACACTCTATCAATTCTGAATCGACATGTTGAGGAGTCGGATACCACTCTTGACAAATCAAAATTGCAGAGTATGATATCATCTATATACCAAGAGGCATGTGAATTAGTCTAGAATGTATATTCTCACTATCGAAGGAAGAGAAGAACAAGGTGCATTTTCTGTTGCCGATGACGATGGTGATAAAGTCCTTTATATGTTTGAAGAGGAAGATGATGCGTCAAGATATGCTATACTTTTAGAAGGTGATGGATATCCAGAACTTAGTGTAATGGAAGTTGATGATGAGATTATATTTCATGTTTGTGAAATAAACGAACACAAGTATACAGTTATTACCACCAATGATATTGTTGTGCCACCAATAAAAAAAGATTATGATTTTATTTGAAAAAATTAGATGGAAGAATTTTCTTTCAACTGGTAATCAATTTACCGAGGTAAACTTTCAAAGTTCCTCTACTACTTTAATTATTGGAATTAATGGCGCTGGTAAAAGCACTATTTTGGATGCATTAACGTTCTCCTTATTTGGTAAACCATATCGTAAAGTTAATAAACCACAACTTCTTAATAGTGTAAATGATAAAGATTGTGTTGTAGAAATTGAGTTTTCTGTGGGAAAAACTCGATGGGTGATTCGTCGTGGAATTAAACCTAATATTTTTGAAATTTATAAAAACGGAAAATTGTTAGATCAACATGCTTCTGCAAATGATCAACAAAAATGGTTTGAGCAATCTGTCCTAAAAATGAACTATAAATCATTTACTCAGATTGTAATCATGGGTAGTGCTTCATTTATTCCGTTTATGCAACTTTCTGTGGCTCATCGTAGAGAGGTCATTGAAGATCTTCTTGATCTTAAAATATTCTCGTCTATGAATGTTCTTATTAAGGAGAATATTCGTAATACAAAGGATTCAATTAAAACACTTGAATTGAAAAAAGATTCCTTAAAAGATAAAGTTGCCATGCAGAAGGACTTTATCAATCAAGTTGAGGAAAGTGGACAAAATGGAATCTCTCAAAGAAAAACAAAAATTAATTCTATTTTAAATGAAATTAATGAGATAGAAAATAATATTCAAAAAATTATTGTTAATA